GGAGTACCACCAGTACCATTACCAGTGCGAGAACCAACTGATCGTCTAAAGATTTGACGAACTTGTTGAATTTCTTGCGGTAGGATATACGTGTTTTGACTTTCTGTTAAGGTCAAGAAAGCATAACTTTCCTCCACGGAATTATCACCGCGTTGTCTAAAGGTAGCAAGTGCTCGATTTAATGCAGTTTCATAATGGATTGGGTCGAGTTCCACATCAATTAATCCTTCTCCCAGAAATACGCGGCAGTAATCGTATACACTTTGTTTTGCTTGATCAATATTAGTATTCATGCTTGTATTTAGCCCTAAATGCGGCTAAATATTAGAAACTAGGAGATTCAAGTGCCGAGACTTTCACTATACAGACCCGAGAAAGGAAGCGATTATAAGTTCATAGACAAAACCATTTGGGAAATGTTCCAAGTTGGTGGTGTGGATGTGCTTGTCCACCGCTATCTTGGACCAGGTGATTCAGCAGAAAATACACCGACAACACCCACCTATTCAACTACTGATCCAAGCCAGATTCAAGATTTACTGTTTTTAGAAAACCGTGATAGAAAATACGACCCAGATGTTTATGTATTAAGAGGCCATTATAATGTACAAGACATCGATTTTAACTTAAGTCAATTTGGTTTATTCTTACAAAACGATACGATTTTCATTAGTTTCCATATTAACGATACGGTTGAAAAGTTAGGAAGAAAGATAATATCAGGTGATGTTATCGAGTTGCCACATCTAAAAGATGAGTACGCCCTAAATGATTTACAGTATGCGTTGAAACGATTCTATGTAGTAGAAGAAGTTAGCCGTGCTAGTCAAGGGTTTTCTGCACTTTGGTATCCACACCTATACAGGGCTAAGTGTAAACCATTAGTTGATAGTCAAGAATTTAAAGATATTTTAGACGGATTAGCAGATGAAGAAAGTGATGACGGTTTATCGTTAAGAGATATCATGTCAACTTACCAAAAAGAAATGCAAATTACACATGCGGTATTAGACCAAGCAGATAAAGATTTGCCATTGAGTGGGTATGATATAACTCCATACTATACAATTCAACAAGATAAATATGGATTAGTTGAAATCGTACAAGCTAATTCTGATACATTAGATACTACTATCCAAACCCAAGCTACCGATAAATCAGGTAATCCGTTATTTGATACTAATGGCAATCCCATATATGTAAATCCAACGACTTCTACACTATTCCAAAATCCAAATAAACCAGGTTATAATGGATATTTAATAGGTGATGGCATCCCACCAAATGGTGCACAGTTCACTGCCGGTATTGTATTCCCGATCGCACCTGTCGAGGGGCAATATTGTTTAAGAACTGATTACGCACCTAACAGATTATTCCAATTTACAAATAACAAGTGGGTTAAAATGGAAGATTCTGTACGAATGACTGTAACCAACTTAGGGTATAGTGACACTAAACCAGGTGCCGAATTTGAAGGCAAGGATGTCAGATTGACACAACGTGGTACGTTTATTAACAACGACACAACCCATGTTATCGACGGTCACAACATCAAAGAAAAACAAAGTTTATCAAAAGCATTAAGACCAGAGGCAGACAATTAATGGACCACCAGTACGACGGGCAAATACGCAGGTATATAACGCAGTTCATGCGTATATTCATTGGATTCAAATACAAAACAGGCGGTTCTACCCCTGAAGAAAGACACATCCCAGTTATGTACGGAGATATGACTAGACAAGTTGCAAGTGTTATTAAAGAGAATTCTGAAAACAAAATGCTAACCGTTCCTAGAATTTCATGCTATGTAACTGGTTTAGAAATGGATAGGGATAGAACTTCAGATTCAACATTCGTTAGTAAAATAAACATTAGACAACGAAGATATACTGGTTCTGGTGATAATGTTCAGTACGAAAACATACAAGGTGGCGGTTATACTGTCGAACGACTAATGCCAACACCATTCATATTAACAATGAAGGCAGATATTTGGACGAGTAATACTGATCAAAAATTGCAATTAATCGAACAGATTGTGGGTATGTTTAATCCTAGTTTGGAAATCCAAACTAATGATAACTTTGTTGACTGGACTAGCTTAACTGTAGTTAACGTAAAGAATATTACGTTTTCATCAAGACAAATACCACAAGGATTAGAATCTGAAATCGATGTGTGTAGTTTAGAATTTACAATGCCAATTTACATTTCACCACCAGCAAAAGTAAAACGACTTGGTATTATTCAAACCATTATTAGTAACGTATTCACGGATGCCGGTGATATCGTTGATTTGAGTTCATTAATATATGAACAACAAGCAGCAGATATGCAAGTGGTTACTACGTTAGCTGACATTAATGTGTTTTTGATTAAATCTGCATCTGGTGGTCAGTATGATTATGACTTAACTGCGATGTTAGATAAAGCAATAGACTGGCATACTGTTATTGATATTACGGGTAATTATTCACCATTAAGTCAAGTGTACTTTAAACAACCATCTGGATACAACATGGTTGGTACATTTACCATATCAGAAACCGATCCATCTAAAATAATTGTTACATTCGATGCAGATACAATACCTGCTAATACAATTATTCCAAGTCCAGTAAATGGATTGGCTGGTAAAGGAACTATCGATGCAATTATCGACCCTGTCAAATACAACCCAGTCGAGGTGTACGGGAATCAATCTGGTATACCAGTTGGTATTAGATATTTGATGTTAGGCTCAGTTAATGACATACCAAATGTTAGTCAAGATTATACCGGACCCATTGCTTGGAAAAATTTAGATGGTTCTGACCCAATTATACCAACCAATTCAATCATAGAATGGTCTGGTACTAAATGGAACGCGGTATTCGACCCAACAATCGCAACAGTACCAACCTATGTTCAAAACTTGAAAACCGGTATAAAATATAGATGGGAAGGTACAGAATGGCTTAGAGCATTTGAAGGTGAATATGTTACTGGATTCTGGGGATTTAATTTAGCACCATGAGCATAAAACCAACTCAACGTGCTGGTTTACTATTCTTAGCTAAAACAACTAGTAGAATACTTTTAATTTTGGAGAATGGTAAATGGACTTTACCCACTTTCATTAGAGAAGGTATTCTTTTAGCCGATGCAAATGTTCTTATGGAAAGTTATTCATCTGGTAAAATAGTACCAATTGAATTGTATCTTTCTCAAGATAAAGGCTTTGAGTATGGTACGTATGTTTGTTTGGTTGATACTGAATTTTTAACAACCAGTTCAAAAACAATATCGTGGTGTGATATCAACTTCTTACCACACCACTTACATACTGGGTTGAAAGTTACATTAAGTAACTCTTATATCAGAACTAAGATAGAAACTATCTTAGAATTAGCTAATTAAGTTAAATTAGTTCCACTAATCATCCATCTAGTGGATGTCATTTTCACTGCAGTCGCAATTCCGTTAGCAGCCAATGATCTACTACCAGTAGTACCGGCACCAGCTAATACTAACGTATCAGTATCGATAGCAATAGTTACAACACCAGCAGATGAATCATTCATGAACATAATAGCCGTTCCAATCGGATATGCAACTGACGCGTTTGATGGAATAGTAAATGTTCTTGCGGTGGTATCAGCACTCGGGTGGTAGATGTGTTTACCAGAATCAGTTAACACACATGTATAATTTGCACTTTGTGATACTTGTGGGATATTCAAATAACCAATCGATGCAGTACCACTTGGGAATGTTAACGTCGTTGACCCAGTACCACCATTTGCAACAGGTAATGTTCCAGTAACACCAGTTGTTAATGGCAATCCAGTACAACTAGTCAATGTACCAGAGACCGGAGTCCCCAAAGCTCCACTAGGTACCACATAATCAGTACCAGCTACGGCAGCAGTAAACGCAGATGTTCCGTTTCCTTTGACCAATCCAGTCAACGTGGTAGCACCAGTACCACCATTAGCAACAGGTAATGTACCTGATACATTCGCCATCGATACTATTTGCCAAGTTGCAGTGGTTGAACTGGTTGCCATTAATACTTGATTTGCGGACGGTGCCGATGCTGCTGAAACGTCAATCGTTGTGGTTGCGGATTTTAATGCACCCGCATACCCATCGACACTAACACCTGTTAAAGTTAAACTGCCACTGGCTCGATTTAATGTTACTGCAGTGGTTCCAATGTAATGTGTTGAGTTACCTAAAACAGCACTTGGAATAGTACCAGTTAAGTTACCTGCGGTTAAATTAGTTAAATTAGCACCAGATACTGCACCAAAAGAACCAGACCAAGTACCAGAAGTAATTGCACCGACCGTAGCCAACGATCCCAACGAAGTAACTGTGGTATTGACTAAAGTACCAGAAGTCGGTAATGTAACCGAGGTGATGCCCGTGGAAGTAAATGTTGTACTGAACCCACCAACTGTAATTAGCGAAGAACTATCAGCAAGCGTTAACGTTGCACTTGTCGTAGGAGCAGTTAACGTTAATTTATTAATGCTAGTTGCGGTTGCAGCACCTAAAGTCGGCGTTACTAAAGACGGGCTGTTGGTTAATACAACACTACCAGTACCAGAAGAAGTGGTTACACCAGTACCACCGTTAGCAACTGGTAAGGTTCCAGATACTTGAGATGTCAATGATACCCCGGATAGTGTACCACCGAGAGTTAAACTGCCAGTTGATGTTACACTACCAGATAATGAAATACCATTAACGGTACCTGTACCGCTGACATTGGTTACTGTACCAGTTCCAGTTGGTAATGATTGCC